TAATGCTAGGTGTGAACCCCATGCCAGTAGTGCCAATTAGCTCATCAAATATAAGTTTATAAAATCTATGAGGGTCACCTTTAGCTGCATACTGGGCTACTAGATATTCATCACGCTGCGGTACTAGACCTATACGCTGTGTCATGGCACTATAGAAAAGACCTAGACTATGCGGATACCCTTGGCTATAAATCTTCTTGAGCTTATTGTTCTTTCCATGCCATATGGTCAGGGTCTCGAACTCGCCTATGCTGTCTAAGCATATTACAGCGCAATCATCATGAGGCTGGGTGTAATAAGCATAAGCAGCATGACTTAGGTGATGCTGGGTATAGCTGATCGGTATGCCACGTAGTCCACGAATGTCTACATACTTGCGTATGTTGTTCTCACTGTACAACCAACCCTGTCCAGCACGCCACTGACGTAGTGTCTTAAGGAACGGACGTTCGTACCAGATTAGTTTATCAGGACGGCCGTAGTCTAGTGCATGCTTTATGATCTCACTGTTTAGGTGTGGGTCATTAGGTACGCCACTAAAGTCTTTAGCAAGCCCTGCCCATAATAGACGAGATGTAGGGTTAGGACATAGTCCTTTGCGAGATGTTTCAAATATTGCAATACTTGCGTCGTGGCTATTGCCTACCAATCCCCAAGTAATCATTTGTATATGAACGGATCACGTTTTTTTAATTCTTCTATGCGCTTCTTAAACTCACGCTCTTCTTTCCAGTAATTGTAGGGCCATGTTATCCACGACCAAATCTTTTTTAACCAAACCATTTCTTTGCTCTCAGTCTAATTTTAAGTGGGCTAGTTTCTGCGGCACTAGCAATACTATACAATGTATATAGTCTACCGTACTTAGCAACAGCATCACCAATGTCGTTGATGTCAGCATCCCAGTCCGGCAAACTAACGCCCCAGCCGCGTTCGATAGCTGCTTCAATTAGTTTGCTGCCTGCTTTGTCTCTGTCAGGTACAACATAAATGTCTTTGCCTAGTCTATTAATTAGCAGTGCTTGCTGGTCTCCAATTTCACTTCCGGTTAGCGCACATCCGTCTACATGAATAGCATCTACAGGACCTTCGCACACAATTGCAAACACTTTGTTAGGACCTTGCTCGTCTAGTCCGTATACAAATCCTGGTTGCGTTTCTGTAAGGTACTTAGGCTGCTTGTCTGCTGTGATAGTTCGAGCAGTCCAGCCTACTACTCGCCCTTCATAGTAGAACGGAATAATAAGTCTGTCACGATATCCTAAGCTCGAGCTCCAGTAGTAGTCTGTGTCATCTAAGTTTAGATTACGTGCAGCCATGTACTCAAGGATAGCCATACTAAACTTATTAAACTCTGTAATGTCTGCTACCTTAACAGCATCAGGCGGCAATGGTACAGTTTCAAATGTAGGAATATCAATCTTACGCTGCTGTACTTCTACACCTTCATTGATGCGCATTACATCTAGCGTGAGCTTGTTAATAGCATCATCAGGCGCACCTAACCAAATTAATAGTCTACGCAAGCCTTTGCTTACATTACGTCCTGGTTGCCAACTTGCTTTGTATCCACAGTTAAAGCAGTGATAGCTAACTGTATCGCCTTCTGAGATAAGTCCACCGCGCCCTCTAGTGTCAGCAGTGTTACCATTGTGATGACAGCAGGGCGCATTGAAGCTAGTCCACCCACTCGGAGTAGTCTTTCGCTTACTAGGCAAATATGCTGTTATGATGTCGGACACAATACTCATACTATTATTATAGCAGAGTATCGTAGAATGTCAATCAGTTTCTGACAAGTATCTTTGTAATTGTATCTGCAGGATCTGCTGTTGCAACAACTCGTATAAAACTATATACGCCATTAAAGTTTACTGGGACTGGCTCTGTTTCTGCTCCAGTAAAGGTTACTGTAGTAACATCTGCCCAATCCGTTGTGCCATTGACTTCATTTTCTAATGTAGCTTGTACTGTTATGTCTCCTACATATCCGTCAGTATAGATTGCAGCAGTATGTAATGCTTCGTTTCCGTTTATACCTGGCTGTGCATTTAGTGCTTCTGAATTCCAAACACTATTGTCTAATGTAAAGATTGATATGCTACGAGTCGTCGCCGGACCAGGGAATGCAGTTTCACTAACATAGATAGTACCGTTCATTCCAAAATTAGCATTTGAGTATGTTAGTGTTGGCAGTTCAGAAGTATTATCTACAAGATGTATGTTGTATGAAAGATACTGTTGATCAATGTTTAATAAGTCATTGTCTGTAACGGTAACTTTAAATAATCCTCTTGTAGGGGCACTATCGTCACCTGGGATTAGTTCTCCATCATGTTCGACTACTAACAATCTATTTTCATCAAATGCTTGAAACTTAGGTGTGTAGTTTGAAATGTCAATTGGCTTCTGATCAGCATTGAGTACTCTAAAGTCAAGTACATTATCAATGCCTCGATATACTGTTAATTGTCTTTGATACACTGGTCTGTACTCCGTGATGAATCCTGCGTCATTAGTTACAATGGTTGTTTTATTTGAGACTAAATATCTAGGTGTTAATTGCATCAAGTATTTATCGAGAAATATGTTATTAAAAGATATTGAACAGAACTTTCCATTTATTAGCGTAGTCACTTATGGTGGCAATGAATACGTCGGCGTCATTGCCAATCAAGATGCATATATAACCAGCATGTATATTTTCACTTCTCTAAAGACTGATGAAGAAAAAGAAGTGTTTTTAGAAATGGGCAATGTCTGGTGGTGGGAATCAAATAGGATGTTGCCCATTAATATATTCCTAATAAATGAAATGCAACAATTTAGTTACGCAATGATGACCATGAATAGCAAGGATGTTAAGGTAACAATAGGTCCTTGTGTTAATTTAAATGATTTAAACTTTAAACGTATCAAACGTAAAAGCGTACAACTTGTACGTAAAGCTAAGTAGAAAACTGCTCACACAATAAATTCATGTGTACAACACATGCCGTAGCGTAACTAACAGCATGCGCTTTCTTAAAGTAGTAACCTTCATCAGGTTTAATCCAAACTTCCTTCATTATTGTCTCCCAGCTTTCGTTCGCTAGGTGTCTCTTGGCTGGTCGAATTATCGCTAGTGTCGCTGCCAATTTCAATACCGAGTTGGGCTTCAAGACTTTTAAGAGTTGACTGTGCCCGTTTAGATGAAAGACTTTTTCGCTGAAGTCCTCGTGCTCCAGAAGTTGCCATAGGGGTTCCCTTTCCATTAGTTCTGTTAAATGTGATTCGTCCCTAACATCTTTGTATATGCTTACGTTAAGGAAGTCTAGTTTAAAGTAGCCACGTTCTTCTGCGGTCTTGTAGTCAACTGTGGCTAAGTTGTCTACAGGGTTGTGTGGAATCTCAGTTGCATAGACTCCAGTGTTGTGCTTCTTGTCTGTATCAAGTTTAGCAACACGATGCTTGAGCTGTGCAAGCACAATAGTTCTGTCAGCAAAGTCTATATCAATATCAGGCACTGGTTAACTTCCAATGTAGGTTACCTTGACTGGGACGAGTACCTACATACTCTTGCCCAGTCTCCATGTCTATCAGTTTATATTTTTCTGGACACTTTGTATAAACTACCAACTGCACAGGTGCTGATAATTCTTTTACTTCTGTGCCATCTTGCAATGTTCTAGTCAAGTTTACCTTCTTCTCTTAGTTTAGCTCGAATCTGTGTAGCACTAATATTATGTATCTCTTCTCCGAGGTCGTGCTGTGTAAATGTATATCCTACACCGCGTCCATAACTAATGTCTACAATGTTTGGAACTTCCATTATAATATAGTCTTCGTTATATGTAAAGCCTTCTTTTGCCAAACCTCTAATAATATTTTCTTTTACTGTTAGGAAGTCAAAAGGATTGTCGTCTTGCTTAGTAGTTCTTCCAGCGCCTGCATCAGAACCTACAATGCCGCCAACGTCACGTACCATAATAGCAACTTGACCTGTTTCCATAAATGCTTTTTTAAATAACGCTGTGTGGCCATCATGCCAAGGTTGCCAGCGGCCTAACATCTGTGTAGTAGGTTTTTGATTATCAAACATTTTGTCCCCAGTTTATTTTATTCCAAATTCGTTCGTGTACATAGTATAAAATTAAATTTACAAATACTTGTACGCTTGCAATTCCAGTTGCTGCTGCTAAGTTACCTGTTACTACATATGATATAGCAAAGGTTGCTAGAGATGCTAACGCTCTCCAAGTTAATGCTTTAACTACTGATCTTTTATTTGAGTCCATTATGTTTCATATATGAAGTTACAACTTTCATAAGTTGTTTATGTGTATCGTTAAACCATTGTGCAACGTGATAGTTGCATTTAGTAGTAGGTCTTTCAAACATTTTGTTAGTGTCTTCAAATCGGCCTTCTGCAATAGTGTCCATCCAAACTGTAAAGTCAGGTGCAAATTCTAAACGTGCTGCTTCTGTCGGACATACAAAATCTGCAACTGCAATTTTACCTGCTTTAACTACACCATCTGCTAGGAACTTCATACGCATTGCTTGTCGCATACGTCCTTCAGGTGTAAAATCCCAATCATTGTATTCCTTGCGCACTGCATCAGCGTTAAGCCAAACTCCGCCAATTAACTCTGCAAGTGGTTCGGCAAGAGTACTCTTCCCGCTGCCTGGAAGACCAAATATTAAGATTTTCATAAATTACTTTCCTTTGCAACATCTCTAACAAGTTGCACGTCATTAGTCTGTCTCTTGAATCTCACAGCCCAATGTTGTGGATCCATAATATTATATATTAGTCCTAGCTGCTCGTCATTAAATTTTCCGAGCATCTCTTTTCCGCTTTTGCAATTAAGCACAAGCCACGGACTAATCTTTCCATCTTTAATGTGCCATACTGCTCTATTCAAACTTACGTAATTAAAATAATGATTCCATACACTATTGTTTTCTTTTGCCCATTCAACCATTGTATTAACGCTACGCTCTAGCGCAGTTTCAACACCTTCTTTTTTAATTAAGTCAATAGCGTACGATTCATACATTTCTTCTCGACACCATTGGTCAAGTTTAACTCCGCTAGTTACAACATAATTAATATACTTCTCAGGATACAACGGCTTTACATTTGACACAAAGCTACCAAACTTTACAAATGCATTATAGTATTGACTTTTACAAAACTCTTCGTATGTCTTATCCTTCTTTGCTCCTGCACTTAATTTGTAGAATTGATTAAACGCAATGTACCCTAACTGAACACGCTTCTCGCCTTTTTGTAACGCCCTGCGCTTTTGTTCGCACATATGCACCATGAGAGTTTTCTCACGAGTATATCCTGTCTTACAATATTCGCAGACGTATGGTTTAGAGTTTGATGTCAATGTCGTGATCTTCTGCAAGTTGTTTGAGTTCTTTTTTAGTAGATATTCCAGCAAGTTGTTCAACCTCTTTCATTTTCATATTAGGATATACTTGAGATAACAATTTAATTGCTGCGTTATTGTTTGCATCCTTTTTCTTAAAACCAATATAAGGATGATATTCAATCTTGCCAGTTGCTCCGCTGGTACACAACAGTTGCCACATCAAATGAGGATGCCCGTTTTCTTTGCCAACGCCAATGTCGTTAAAATTTTTATTATAATATTCGTTAGTCTTAAAAACAGCAAGCTCTTGTTTTTCTCTGCTTCCTTGTACAGCACTAACATATCTATTCAACAACCAAAAGCTAACTTGTTTGCGTTCTTCGTCAGATAGTTCTTTCCAAACGCTTTTAGCGTTCATGTCAATTGCTGCAAGTATGTCTTTTATTGGGAGTTTTTCTTGTGCCATACGTCAACGTCCTCAGGTGAATTAATCTCTATACCATTAAAGTATACAGGATGTGTACCAATAGAGCAACCGTTTTTGAGCCAACGAAGTTGTTCTAATTGCTCAATACTTTCTTCAGCAGTAATGCTTAGTGTAGGATAACGCTCAAGTGCTTCACGACTATATCCGTATACACCTAAGTGGTGCTCGCCGTAAGTAAAGCCTCTACCAAACCATAGTGCTTGATTCTTTCCTAGTACCATTTTAACTGTGTTAGGATCTGACTTTAATTCAGGAGCCATATCAGTATGCACAGTTGTTACGTCTGCATACTTTAAACCGTATGCTACAGTTTCGATGATACGTGCAGTAATGTCTGGCATATCACCTTGTACATTTATAAAGTGCGTGTACTTGTCAAAGAAATCATTTTGTATTGCTCCTGCACATCTTTCTGTACCATTTGCATAGTCTGTTTGATCAATCCAACAGTTGCCTGCATTAAATAAATTAAAGATACGCTGATCGTCTGTGAGTACATAAACATCATATCCTGTTTTGCGACAGCGTTCGTACACTCTGCGTATCATAGGAATGTTGTCCAGTGCTGCTAACGGCTTTCCTGGAAAGCGGGTGCTACCATAACGTGCAGGAATTAGTATTGCTGTATTCATTTTAATACTCTACTGATTGCAACAATATCTTCTACTACACTTTCAAAGTCTTCTAGTCGCAACATATTAGGCCCATCACTGGGTGCATTGTCTGGTTCAGGATGTACTTCTAAAAAGAAATTCCTAATACCCAGAGCACATGCTGCACGAGCCAAGCCAGGAACATAATCGCGATTCCCGCCGCTGCTACTTCCGTTGCCGCCTGGTTTTTGTACACTGTGCGTGGCGTCCAGTACAATAGGACAATTAAAGTTATCAAGCATATAGTTAAGGCCGGTGAAATCAACAACCAAAGTATTATATCCAAAGCTAGTTCCCCTTTCTGTGATCCAAACTTCTTTAGCGTCTTCACACTTACTTAGTATACCTGCAACGTCCCACGGCGCAAGAAACTGTCCTTTTTTAATATTAACAATTTTATCTGTTTCACAAGCACGTTGAATCAAATCTGTTTGGCGACAAAGGAAAGCAGGAATCTGCAACACATCAACTGCGTCTGGATATGCTCCCATTGCATCAATTTGTCCTCTAGTGTGTACGTCAGTAAGAGTTTTTAAACCAGGAATTTCTTGCTTCATAATTTCAAAGTCTTGCATAGTTCTTGCAAGACCAAGGCCGCGCCTGCCGTTTACACTAGTACGATTTGCTTTGTCATAACTGGCTTTGAAGTAATATTCAATGCCGTACTTGCTGCAAACCCTTGCACAAGTTTCCGCAATTTCTATACTCTGCTCTAGTGTCTCGTGTTGACACGGTCCTGCAATAATTCTCATTTTTCGTCCTTTACTACGTAATACATTGTTACTAATTGATCTAATAACTTTTCTAATGTAGGATGTTCTTGAGCAAGCCTACATAAATCTTGCCAATCACTGTATGACAATAAATCACCTTGTGCCTTAGCTACTCCGGCAGGGTCGCCACCTACTATCCAACGCGGTATAGTATTGTGTGGAGGGTCACGATAACGAGCGTAGACAACACCGTCGCTACGCTCGTATATCAATGCTTCACCTGGAAGAAGTTTAGGCATCTTGTTTTGCGCTACTAAGGCAACCAAACACAATAGTAGCTACTGTGCCTACATAAGGCACAAGCACTGTTAGAATCCACCAAGTGTTAAGTCCAGCATCACGCAAACGTTTTACAGTTACAGCAAGCACTGCCCACAATGAACCAACAAGGGCAATTAATGCAACAAGGGCACCGAGTGCTCCTGCGCCTTCTAACATTGCCATAGCAAGAATTAATACTAGAATTGAAACAATATGTACTGCCCAATACTCTTGACGCTTTGCTATGCCGTTAAAATTAAAATATTCTTTCATCATTTTTTACTTTTACTTTCTACTTGAGTGCCTGAAGTGCGTCGTTTAATATCATTGTGATTAAACTCTGCCCAATACAATTCAAATGCAACGCCATCTTCGATGCCTTCAAACTGATGAATCTTACCCGGCTTAACTTGTGTAAATTCACCTGGGCCTAGGATAGTTTCATCAACTAACCCTTGATCGTCTTGCCATACACGTATAAGCATCTTGCCTGACTCAACAAAGAAGCCATTCCATTTAAATTCGTGTTCATGTTCTGAACATTTAAATCCTGCTTTGTATTCGATACGGTGAAATTCTAGTACGCCATTTGCGTGAATCAATTCCGTTGATCCCCAAATTTTGCCTGCTTTAATACTCATATTGTTTCCTTACATTAAATTCGTATAGTCGATCGTTTCACTTTGTCTACTAATATCTTTTACAAAGAATGCACACAAAGGATTTTTTCCTTCTGTAATAGGTACGCTTAAAAGTTGCCCGTTTTTCATTTTAGGAAAGTACCACTTAACATCATTATAAAAATTAATAACTCGTAGTGTTCCAAATTCAAACTTAAAACTCTTTAGAGGATTAAAAAGAAATGCTTCAAACCCTCTATCGTTAATTGAAGTAAGTGGTAATACTTCTAAGTCGTTTCCGCTAGTACTATCTCCAACTGCAATGTGCCAATCAACTGGCATCATTACTTCGTGTCCGTTAATCTCTAATACTATTGCAGGAGCACTAAAACTCTCTAAGAAAATAAGCGGAACGAAAAAGAAATCTGGTTCTTTAGGATCGCTATTATCTAATACGCTAAATCGCACATCCTCGTCTAGCTCATCAGGTAGATTGTTGAGCATAAAGCATTCATTATCTAATGTTAATATTTTCATTTAATTCCAGTCTATCTTTTCAATTGTAAATGGATACTGTGCTTCAGTATAAAATTTCTTACGCTGAGTCAAGTGTCGCTTCGCAAACTTACACGTTGATGTTAAGTCCCATATTTGTACGAAGTCTTTGTCCTTTGCCTTACGAACGCCTCTACCAATACTTTGAATTACTCTAACAAAACTTTTGCCAGGCTCAAGGAGCACAAGATTAAAGATACGAGGTATATTAAGCCCAACCGCCGCAACACCATACGTTGCTATAATAACTTCGTTAGTGCCTTCTCGGATTGTATCGTAGGTTTCCTTTCTGTCTTTTACTTTAACAGCACCACTAACAAATGTACTACCTGGAATCATTTCAGCTAATGCCTGTCCAGCACTAATTCTATCTACAAGAATAAGTGTGTTGCCTGTTTGCGATACCTTGTTCATCATCTTGCCAATGTATTCTAATCGTTCAGTATTAGTTGTTAGGTATTTTAATTCGCTTTGATAATCAGTATGCACTACGGTATCAATTAGCTGACACACATTAACATGACACTCTGATAGCACGCCTTTGTCTTGTAATTCTTTTGCTGTAATCTGTCCGATTACTGGGCCTAGGCTTGCGTGAATACTTTCAAACTCAAACTTCTCTTTAGGCACTGTTCCAGTTAGTCCCCAGCGAATAGGAGCATTGCGTAAGTTGCGTGTAAGCAAACTCTTTAGAACTTCTGCTTTGGCCTGGTGTACTTCGTCGACAATGACTGCGCTAACACCGTCAAGGAACTCTGCAAGTGATAACACTGCGCTTCCGTCCTTGTGCTTCTTGTCGAGAATATTTAAACTCTGCCAAGTGCAAATAGTGTGAGTCTTACCGAGATTCTTTCTGTCTCCGAAGTACACCCCAACATCGAGTCCACAGTTGATGTAGTCTTCTTCAGTTTGTTCAACAAGTGATTTGTTAGGAACAATAACAAGACTACGTCCATACGGTTCAACCATATGCGATAATGTTGCTGTAGTAATTGTCTTGCCTGCACCGGTAGCAATCTGTTGTAAGCTCTGTGGGTTAGCAAGGAAGTTATTAATTGCTTCTACTTGATAGTCACGCAACATGATAAGTTCACCTTCAGCAGGATGACCTTTAGGCCACCTAACATCTTGGTCAGCCCAATAGCGCTCTGTTACTGGTGTAAAGTTTAGTTTAACCGGATGTCTATTATCTTGAATGTCTACTATTTCGACATTATTTTTTGCAAGAATATCACAAACAACATCAAGATGATTGACGTAGCCTGTACCGCCAATGCCAAAGAAAGCAACTTTACCGTCCCATCGTCCCAGTTTATACTGGGGCATGTGTTTAGCATAAGGCACTTCAAATTTAAGAGCATTGGCGAGCTTTCTTCGTACATCTACTTCTAGTCCTTCTAGTTTGATGTTTACTTCATCTTCAATAATTAATCTACAACTTGCCATTAAAGTTTCTCTATCTTTTCGGTTGAGCCATATCTAGTGAATGGACTAACATCAGTGTCATAATGAATAACTAAATCTAATTCATTCAAGTATGCATCTATTTTAGTAGAACGTATACTGCCCATTAGTATTGCAGCCGCTGGGCGCCAATTAGATTTTAATAGTGTCTTTGACATTTTATTAACATTAGTATACACTATTTTGGAATTATTTGCAAGAGGATTATTAATATTATTATCTTTAATATATTGATTAAACTCTATGTTTTCCGGTGTGTCGTTTTCTTTTCTATACAACGTACACACATCTTCGTTGCCGAATATATTTCTAAAACTTTGATGTACTAATTGCAAGTTATCAAAATCTGTAAAATCATTTAGGCATATTAGTAACGGATATCTATTAAGTTCTAAAATAGATTCTGCTACACGATTAAATGTATGTTCATTACTATTAACTAGTACTTGCGAGCATGAACGTTTTACGATCTTTTGACTAAGTGATGTCAATTTGCTTACGCTACTATTCAAGTCAGCATCATCGAAGTGTTGAATTCCGAAGAGCTGACTTCTGTCTTTATACAATGCTAAGTTATCACTATCAGGCTCGCCAATAGAGGATATCATATAGTCAATTGCCTTGTCATGCAGATTTTTTAATTTAAGTCCGTATATACCAGGAACATAATCATTTTTATTATTATTCATTGTTTCTAATACACTATATCGTTTTAATAGTTCTGAATCAATTTCAAAACCTTTATCTTTTAATTCTGTTATTACTTTGTATAGATTTTTTTCACTAAACATAAAGTAATGTGTTTTTTCTACTTTGTCGTATAGTTTTCGATCTTCAATACAGGATAACGTTTCTATTACTGAAATTAATTTTTTATTAAATGTAAATCTTACAGCAATGTATGGATGATTATCTTTTTCGACAATCTTCATCCATCGTGCTCGATCTATATGTCTAATAGGAATACGTGTATGCTCAACTGCTTCAAATATAGGATATTCTAATGCAGTAAATTGTTCTGCATATGATAGTAGTTTTTCTTTCACGACATCATATTGTCTATCAGTTAGACCAACACCTCTATGCACTTGGCGTGCAATGCTATTAAGAATAGTAAAGTCACTGGGTTGCATAGTAAAACTTTGATTACCTGCAAGTCCAGTTAACAGTTCAAGATATGATTCAATTGTTTTCTCAGCCATACAAGTAGTATAACGTATTACAGCTGATCTGTCAAGCGTTTAAGTGGAATACCTTGTGAAATTTCTTCTATAGTCCATTCAGTGTGTGCATAGTCGTTTAGCCATTGTTGTCTATCTGGCATTAACGGATTTTCTATATCGTGTAGAAAGTCAATGTCATTACCTACATCATACGCTAACGAGCTGGTGCCCACAAACGCTGGAACTCCGTTGAGTATGCTGTGTATACCCGGATTGCTACTGTAGCTTACAGTAGCGTGTACGTTGTTAAAAGACATATCAAAGTCATCATATGTACCATTTAACTTTACAGGATTTTGTCTATATACATTTTTAAATTCTCGTTCAATGTGCATCAAAGGACATCGAGGATGTGGTCGAAATATTATAGCCCTATCTGAGAATCTTTGTATGCTTTCGATCGTCCGCATAACCCATTCCGACATACGTGGCATACCTTGCCACTGCAAGCTCTTGTCGTGTTGTCCGCATATAAGGATGGAGGAGCCTTCCGTTTGCCATGACTGGAGCGATAATCCCAAAGCATTAGCCCTACTGCTGTCGTTATTATTAGGGCCAAAATAAGCATCACGATTAATACCATTGAGTCCTACCTTCCATGTTGTGCCGCGGTTGATTCCGCCAACTTCTAATACAATTACTGGTTTCTTTTTGTTCTGTGCGTTCTTCCAAACAAGTTGGTTTTGAGCCATTCTTCCGTTAAACAGTACGCTCCAAATAACATCAACGTCGGAGTCATTGCTATTATCGTCAGTGCTAAAACCAAGGGCGCGACAACCCTCTCGAAAAGCATCAAAGACAGGTTTGCTATTAAGTGCGCCATATTGTGTCCATAAACTAAATTTCATCTGTTAAATACCATATAGCATATTTACACGAGGAACACAATGTCAGCAATAACTGTGGTAACAACATTTCACCCAGCAGGGTTAACAACATATGGACAAAGATTTTTAGATAGTTTTGCAGCAAAGGTTGACAAACGTATTAAATTATTAGTGTATGCAGAAGATTGTAAACCAATTAATCCCGATCCAAGTCGTATTGAAATACTTGATGCCCGAACAGCACTTCCAAAATTAAATGCTTTTAAAGAACGCTGGAAAGATGTACCCAAGGCAAACGGTATTCCGCCGGATGATATTAAAGCAAGGCGTCCTAGAGATTGGAACAAAGAATTTAAATGGAACGCTGTACGCTTTGCTAATAAGACATATGCAGTGTATGACGCTTGTGAACGTAGCAAAGGATGGTGTGTATGGATGGATGCAGATAGCTTTATCCACAGTCCTTGGAGTTACGAAGAGTTTAAAGATCTACTTCCTAGCAATGCTTATATTACATATGTTGGTAGAGGTAAAGGATCTCAGACTTGGCCGGAGTGTGGGTTCTACGGTATGAATCTAAATCATCCTGTGTGTCATAGTTTCTTAGAAGACTTTGAGCGTATGTACGAAGATGCTGAGAACGGTATCTTTACCTTAGAAGAATGGCACGACAGTTATGTGTTCGGTGAGCTACTAAAGAAGTATAGTGAATTTCCATCGCATGATTACAGTGCAGAAATGTATCTTAAAGAAGCAAAGACTGGTGGAGGCGGACATCCGTTAATTAATGGTCCACTAGGCAAGTGGATGGACCATATGAAGGGTGTTCGTAAAGAAGAAGGTCGTAGTCGGTCAAAAGACATCATGGTAAATAGAACTGAAGACTACTGGAGTAATAAGTGAAGCCAATTTTATTTAAAGTAATGGAAAGCATTATAGGCAATGCTAAGTGTGAATTCATTGGAGAGATCGGAACGCACAAGGGAGGTACTGCAAAACAATTTATTAATTTCTTTGCTCCTAGAGTTGAAAAACTAACGTACCATGGATATGATGTATTTGACTTTGGAATAGATAATGTTGAATTCCACAAAGGCGAACGCAATGGTAAAGCACCTGTAAAATTAACTACTGCAAATATTACTTTTGATAAAGTTAAACGAAAACATCAAAATATAGATATTAAATTGTTTAAAGGATTTACAACTGATACCTTAGAAACTACTATATTTGATTTTGTATATATTGACGGTGGTCATAGTTACGAAACTGTAAAGCACGATTATAGTAAAGTTAAAGACAGTAAAATTATTGTGTTTGACGATTGCAAGATTCCCGGAGTTCGGCAAGTAATTAATGAAATTAAAGAATCTGGAATAGACGTCGAAATGGTTACTACTCCGTCAAAGCACATTTGGGCAGTTGTTAGGAATTAACGTACTGCCTCATATGACGCCAGGCACTGCCGTCTTCTAGTTCACTGAACTTCCAATGAAACATACTAATACGTTCTAGCCAATGCTGTCTGTCAAACTGTTGTGGTGATTCTAACTTCTCAAATCCAAGATGTGCTACTTCGGCACATTGACTTTTAGTAGCGTCTGTAATAAATGCGCTGTATCCCATAATAATAGGTCCAACAATGCTACTGCTATTATGATTAACAACAGCATGACAATTTTGTAAATCTTCTACTATTGTTCGGTTAATAGGGCTTACGGTAACATGTTTAATTTGATTTAATAATCGCTGTATTTGAGGAGATCTTCTATTAGTTTGATTATCACTAGGATGCAATCTTACAATAATAGGTCTGTCAGAATGCACTCGTATTTTCTTACAAGTATCTAAAAGCCATGTATCTAAATTTACCTTACCCATGCTCCATCCGCCGTTGCGTTGAGCACAAATAAGAATATGCCTACCGCTAACTTTTGTATCTTCTATTTTGATGTTTAAGTCTTTAGATATTTGTTGCCAACGACTAGAGTCTATACTATCATCAAAATAGTTTCCTGTATTAGGAAACACTCCATCAAAACTGTATCTTAAATAATGGTGGTTGTTTTGATTATTAGCGTAAAGAAATAAATTAGAATCAGCAGTACATACGTGTGTATTGTCAGTGCGATCAATTACACGCTGTCTTAATTGTAAGTGAGGTAAATTTTTTCCGTGCTCGTGCTGCCAACCTTGTATCATGCCTACATCACAATGCTGTAAATTAAATCCCCGATGTAATATTCCTGTATCGCCTGCTGCATTTACACCTTGTGTAAATTTTTTTAAGATATTAAATTTTTCTTCGCTTTTGTTTTTAGCAGGAATTACATTGTAATAACTAACGACCTTCATTGACTATGCTCCAAGCATACCCGTTCATCATCTCAGCTCGACTAAATTGACAATAGCTAAGATGTGCCATTAATGCAGTCATTTCATCTTTATCTGGAATATGCAATTTTTCAACATCAGCTAGACTAGTATTGCATACCATAGACGCACAATTAGGTCCTAGTGTAATAGCAGGCTTTCCTACCATTAGTGCTTCTAGTGCTGCAATACTATTGTATGTAATTAAGCAATGAACATTTTGATCAAGAGCTGCTTCTAAAGAATTATTTGCAATTCGATCTGTACGCACCGGTTTAAGTCTAACTTCAATTGGTCGATCAGTATATTGTTTTAACTGTTCAGTTACAGATTGAATCCATTCTTCTGGACTAGGTTGATTAAATAATTTCATTACTTTGTCACTTGGCGGAACTAATAAAATTTTCTTGCCATCTCTAAACTTCTTATATTTCCAACTAAGCAATCTATCGTGCGGGCGTTCAATAATAGGTCCTAGATTTTGTAAGTTATTCTTTGTAACTCTGTGCCAACCTTTTGATTTGCTTTTACTGTTTCCAAAGTATCCAGTATCAATGGCATAAAAATCTCTACCAGTATTCCAGCAATGGACTACTGCTTCTCTGCTGCTTTTACCAACACCTCTAATAATCAATGGTGACGATGTATTTTGTTCAGCCTCCCATGTACTTAATTTTCCGTTAACACCAATGCTTAACGCTTCTAAATATTCATCGTATACATAAGATTTATTATTGTAATTTAAATCATCGTTAAATATTGCAGCAACTTTATGTGTCTTACTTTCTTGAAATTTGTTTTGGATAATTGCCATTGCCTGTTCCTCTGTGTATCCGTAATATTGACCAGTGGGATCAATTGTTGAATATGCTAATGCTTTGATTGGTTCTTTTAAATGATCAGGCAACGTTAAATCCATAACTGTTTTAGTACCTGTACGTTCATTTACTAATTTTACTGCTGTATTATGTTCTTCTTTTAATAGGTATTGTCTTTCGGCACGATAATATTCACTTGCATATTCACAATCATAATATTCTTTAAACCAAGGACCACCTTCTGTGTAGTGTAAGAACTTTGGCTTGCCGTCTTTAGGTTCTTTATACCAGCCTACTAACCAATTCCATTCGTGGCTTAAACTACCTATTTCGCTATCTTTTAACCAACTAAATCTATGCAAATACTTGCCATCTATCTTTGGATCATTAACAAATTCTTTAGTAAGTACACTATTGCTAGGATGTGAACAATTGATTAACATCATACTTGACCAATTTTTACGTGGATATACTGTTTGCTTTTGCCCATCCATTTTAACTCCTTCTTTAGGAGTGTAGTCGTGATGCGCACACATTACAGCAAACTTATCATTGCGTTGGGCAAATAATTTTTTAACGTCTTCTAATGCCACAAAGTCACAATCAATAAACAATGCCCATCCATTAAATCCCATCATCTCAGGTACAAGGAATCGTGTAAATGTAAATTCCGTGCTAGCTAGTTTATCTTCGTCTCTCCAATATATACGATTTCTTTCACGTAACTCTTTTTGTTTTAACGGAATAACTTCAATAGGAACACTTGCAGTCTCAAGTAAACTGTACTTGCAGGTTTGGTATGCTATATCTTCTCTGCTGTCCCAGCCTACGAAAATCTTTAAAGGTTCCATTAATCTCTTCTCTCTATATCATCTTCTGTGAGTGTTACACCCATCCAAACTTCTACAACTCTAGCAGTTACATCGCCTATGTTAGTTGCCTTGTGCCATGTTCTATGAGGAATATCAATACTGCTTCCGGGATAGTATGTTTTAGATTTAGTATCTCCATTTTGGTACTCTAAATCCATACGTATAATACCTTCAACAACATGCCAGTGCTCTGAGCGTTTAGAATGGCGTTGGTCGCTTAGTGCTTTGCCTGCGTCAAATTCAAGTTGTTTAACTTGCCAACCATCGCCTTTGTCTAGCACAGTGTATCTGCCCCATGCACGTTCTGTAGTAGGTTGGCCCCATTCTTTAAGAATCCAACTACTTGAATTTTTCTTATCCTGGCCGCCTACTCCGTAAGCAAAACTAACTTGGCCTTCGTCATAGTAATGGCGCTCTTCAGGAACATTACCTTGCTTGCGATCGCCACCGTTAGCAAATATAACTCGTAGATCAGGATCGTAGTCTCGGTCTCTTAACACTTGTTCAATTGCATTTGATGCTGTTCCGTCACTATCGTCAAATGCAATTACTTCGTCTACCATTGACAAATTGCCAACAATGGCAGCACGTTCTTGCCAAGGCATAAAAGGACGACCCTTCTTTTGAGTAAGCCAATTATCGGAATTTAATCCAACTACTAAACGATCGCCTAGTGCTTTTGCTGCTTTGAAGTAGGCAAGGTGCCCGCTATGTAAAGGGTCAAACCCTCCTGTGACTAATACTACATTGTTCATGTAGATATTTATATGCGTAGTTTATATAAATTATTTTTTATGAAAATTATTTTCTACAAGTTTCATTTTTTAAAAACCAATCCGTATTTTTTAAAAAATTTACGTTTCATTGAACTCTTTTTTCTAAGTTCTTTTGTTAGTCTTTGATTAAAAGTAAATCCGTATTTTTCAAATATTGCTATCCAGTATTCTTCCGTATTGCAGTTTACATGATGATGCCCTGGAGTATTAGGAGGAGCAAATGTCATGCAAACAGTTTTTCCTGAAGAAAAAGTTTGCATAAAATTATCTAGATATTTTTCTTCCACATGCTCAACAAACTCACAACTCCAAACTAAATCGAAACTTTTATCAAATGTCAAAGGGCCGTTTGTATAATCGTGTATGCAAACTTTATTTGGATTTTTTCTTTCAACTTTAAAGTCTCCATCTACTCCTTGCACATCATATCCCAACGATAACGCTTCGTCAAGCATGCCTCCTGGACCGCAACCAATATCTAAATAAGATGTAGCACCAGCTTTTTTAAAATACTCTAAAATGTTTTTATCGATGTGAGTTATGCCGCAATGGCCTCCTAAATGTGTTGGTAAATTCATAATACTTCCTTTAAATGACTCCACATCAAGCCGTTTGTAATTTCTTCATTATTCCAAATTGTGTATGCAATTTTATTACACCAAGTACTTATGTCAATATTATAATCCAGGGATTCAATTTTCGATAAATCCTTGTGTCCTATATCATATGCACTTGAGGTAGAACTTAATGTAAAAATAGGGATTCCTTTTTCAACTGCTTCAACTGCACTATTACTGCTATAGGTAACAACACAATATGCATTATTTAGATCTTCTTCTAATCCTTTGCCGCCATTTAATGTAGTCGTAGAATTATAATTTTTACTAACACTTATATTTTTATATGCATTGTTTAAATTCTCTTCTAACGCATAAAAAGTTTTTGCACCAACCGGATGAGGTCTAACTACAATAGGTCTGTCAGTATACCGTCTAATAATTTTAATTTGCTCAATTATATAACTATCGAACGAATTGTATCCTGCATTATACATTTCTATTAATGCACTGTCTTTCTCTAATTGTCCCATTATAAGAATACTGTCTCCAGGACTATTCCAGTCAGCAAAAGATATGCCTGTATCTTTTTGTATTTTGTTCCAGCGATAATCATCTACATTGTTATTGTTAAAATTACCAATGCCGTTTTTATAACTGGTCCAGCCCCAACGTTTATAATTTGGCAGTTGTCTTACCGCACCCTCTTCGCATACTAAAAAAGGTTTGTTAGAATCCAGTATAAATTTATAGATAGGGTTAAGTTTATTATTAAGATAAGGGTTATAAATGTTAAACTGCACATATACATCTATATTAGCAGAAGTATATCTATTAGAGGTCATTAATGTATCCGGGCTAAATCCTTTTGCCCAACCTTCTAAAATTTTTCCTTTGTTTAATTTTTTAGTATTAAAAATTATCATTTAACAAAGTTTTAATTAATTTATCACCGTGATTAGAAATCCAATCTTTGTATAACTTTCGATCAGTTTCCATATTAGAATTAACTTGGTTATAAGTTTCATCTAAAGATGTTTTTCCTGTTGACCAGTGTACGTGTTCAACTACAATATCTTCACGTAATACAATACAATTTAATCCTTCGCCGATGTATTGCCAGCTGTCATCTAAGAAAAAATGTTTAGTAGCAGGATGCCCAAACCAACCAACTGCTCTTACTAAATCTCCGCCACAAACAGGATGTGTGGGCAAATGTTTCTTTTTCTGTTTACCTAAGTCATCAGGATGGGCAATTTTACGTAAGCCTGCTTCTTCAACAAGCTGTTTGTCCCAGTAGTTAGTACGAGGAACAATATCATCTGCTCCTAATCCGTACCAATCTTCGTTAGGATACTTATGAAACATTTCTTCCATTGCTGCTTTAAGTCCTTCCCTAGGACCAACAACTACTTCAAATGTATTAGGATAATCTAACGCAAGATATTCTTCTAACTTAGGATCATCGTCGTCTAATCTAACGTAGACTTTGCTACTGCCTTTAGTTGCAATATATGCTTCTATAAATCTTTTTAAGTTGTGAGGACGACCTCTAGTTGGTAAACTCCACATTATAATAACCCCGGGTTTGCTGTTAAACTTGCAGTACTGATATTGTTACCTTCTGCATAAAATGGATGCAATCTTGCTATAGTCGGCACTGTAGTCTTAAGATTAACTATCCTTGAATTAATTTGTTGATCTGCAGGACGATGACCGTTTACATTAATAAAATTAATAAGTTTTTTAGCAGCGTGAGGCTTTATTATATAAGAGTATGCACCTTTAAAATAATCTCTTAATCCGTATTTTACTACCTTTATAGGATTATTAGTATAATCTTCTACAGTTACTTTTAGATCTTTTTCTAAATCTAAATCACTATTATAAGTTCTGCTATACGGATCCAGTCTATCTAATTTTAGTACATCATCAAACTGATCTAATAATAGCGGATCAATCGGTCGTATTAAGTAACCGTCATGTTCTAGAATAACAATAGGTTCATTTAACTCTATACACTTTTGCCAAAGATAGTAATGGCTAAAAAAACATCCAACTACACCTAGTCTATCTTTTTTAAATTTTCCGTGTTTTTTTATATTTGTGTTCTTGTAATGAAACTCTGCATCATTGCCGTTTATTGCTTTAAAATATTCAGGGCGAAGTCCATATTTTACAGCTTGAAGCAAACATTCTTCTGCCATTTGACAAGAATGTTTGTTTTCTTCTAAGCGAATAATAAAACTCTTGATCACAGACTTGCGTCTTCCATTCCTGCTACACGTAGTTTAACTACGTTTGTAATCTGCCATTGCTTTTGATCAAGTGCTTTAAGAACGCCTAACCACTTGTTGCGCATTAGTGCAAATTCGTTAATAATCTTTTCATAGTCAACAACATCTGCTTCGCCATCGACATAACGTTCTACGTCACGACTTGACAAAGCACGTTGATAGTTTTCAAGATATTTTTTAAAATACGAGCTACGCAACCTACGTAGCTCGATATTTAAATAGTTGAGGATAGCTTCAATCTCTTGAAGTTGATTAAAGCGTTGTTCAACAATGCCTGGCATTTCAGCCGCCGCACGTTCTACATTACCTTTGAGTTTTACCTCTTGTTTTGCAGATAACAATTCGTTTTCATAATGCGCTACTGCATCAGGAATTTTAGAAATGTCACGCGATACGTCTGAATACCAGCCCATTATTAGTCCTCATCTTCCCATGGATCATCTTGTTCGTAATTTTCTTCATCAATGTCTAAGAAGTAATTAATTGCACCGTCTAGTACTGCATCTGAACCTAGCGTACTAGTTAGTGTATCATCTGCTACACCGTAGTCAGCTAACAAATCAACGAACCGCTCGGCTGCAAGTTCTTGATTCTTTTTATCAATGTACTCTTTAAATAAAGTCCACACTTCTACAATTTGACTTTCATCCATGGATTATTCCTCGTAAGTTTCTTCGATTAAATCAGTTGTATCATTTTCTACAACATCGTCGGTATTTACCACTGCTGCTGTTTTTTCATTGTACTCTGACATAATCATGTCCAATTTAGGACCGATCCATTGCTTACGATAATCAAGATGTTCAACGCCTGCTAAGTCAACGTACTTGAGTCGATTGCCTTGCTTTTCTAACAAGCCTTTCTTCTCAAACAATTCAACTAGACCTGAATAAGGATTCATACCAGTTTCATAAGGAATCTTAACCTGCACACCTTCGAACGGTTTTGCATAGCGTGTCTTCATTACTTTACAACCAGCACGGATGCCCATTACTTCTGAGATCTTATTGCCGTCTTCATCTTCTTTCAACTTCATCTTCTTCATTGCAACAACAATACTTGATGCATAGATAAAGCCTGAGCCGCCGCTGATCTTATCGTCTGGATCAAACATATCTTGTGAAGCATATGTGTGGTTAGTACAAACTAAGCCTACATTGTAGCTACCAATCATGTTTACAGTATTGCGGACTAATGAAGTTAGTGCTTTAGGCTTACGGCCCATATCACCCTTCATATCACCCTTTTGGAACTGATCAACGTCAGTAGGCGTTAACAGCATACCAAGTGAGTCAATTACAAACAATACTTTAGGACGATCTTCTTCAGCCATTGCTTTGTAATCTGTCATGAAAGTTGAGATAGTTTTCGCTACATCATCAATCATTGCCATATTAAGTTTAAGCAATTTATCTTCGCCTGTTTGCACACCTAGTGCATGCAACCAAGTTTCATCAAGTGCATTCTCTGAGTCAATTAGAACTACAAAGATACCTTGATCTTGTGCGTGTTTGATAATGTTTCCTGAACAGAAATAACTCTTACCTGCTCCTGATTCACCTGCAAACACAGTTACCTTACCTAGCGGAACACCTTTGTGAAAGTCGCCACTGATAAGAAAGTTTAATGCGTATGATCCTGTTGAAATCCAATCAGTAGGATCGTTAAATCCAGCACTCACGCCTGAGATACTTTTAGTCAAGTCCTTACGAAACTTGCTAACGTCAAATGATTTAGCCATGTTTTCTCCTAATATAAAAAGCGGCAAAGGCTGTAGACTTGTTTTTAAAAATACAAGCCTACAGCGTTGTTTTTACTGACCTTGACGTGCGCGGATCATTGCTAGAATGTCTTGTGCGCCGCCGGCTGCTGGTGCTGCTGCTGGAGCAGATTCTGCCGCTACTTCTTCGTTAGACTTAAAAGGAACGTCATCTTCTACTGCTGGAGCAGGTGCTGCTTGTGCTACTGGAGCACTTTGACTCACAGCAGTTGCGCCTGCGCTTGCTGCTACTTGCGGATCACCAGTACGAGCTGCCATACCGCTTGGACGGAAGTATTGACTCCAGCGATCTGCATCATATGCTTCACCGTCTACTGACGCTTCAAACATTTCTTTGATCACTTTAAGTGCAACTTCATCTGGCTTCTTAGGAAGGAAGTCATTCATGTTGTACAAGCCATGTGTGTTAATTGCTTGCATTTCTGCATCACTCAGTGGACGCTCACGACGTGCCCAATTGCTTGTGCCGTAGTCTGCGTAGCCACCTTTAGATGTCTTGTTAAGACGGAAGTCAACACCAGCAGTGTAATCTGTTGGCAATTCTTCCATATCTGGATCCATCAAAGCTGCTTTGATGATCTGGAATACTTGAGGACCAATAATGAATCGACGAATTGGATTCTCTGGCTTTTCTTCTTGTAACGGATTGTCAGTTACAAAACCTTGGAAAATGTATGAACGCTTTTTCCAGTACTTACGACCCATATCTTCCAATGAAGGATCTTTAAACCAACCACGTACTTCTGAAAGGATTGGGCAAGACTCTCCGTACATTTCCATACATGGAACTTGTACTTGTACAGGGCGTGAATCAGTTTCACCTTTAATACCTGCAAATGGAAGTTTGATAATCAAACGCTCTTTCCAGAAGAAAGTGTTTTCAGTATCGCCATCTGGAAGGAAACGCATCGTTGCTGATTCGCCTTCTTTAATATTCCAAAATGGGTAAATTGCGTTGTCGCCGCCGGACGATTGTCCGTTGCCGCCTGTGCGGGCTTCTTGTTCTTTGAGCTTTGCTCGGATTTCTGCTAATGATGCCATAGTATATGCCTCCTAAAATGTTATGCCTATGTGCAGTAGCGTTATTGCTACTAGTGCCTTTAAGTGTATAGCACAGTATTAAGTATACTGCAAACTATACAAAGTGTCAAGTCTTTTCTTGAAAAAACTTAGAAAATCAACTAGGTATTTCAACCTAGTAAATTATTTATGCCTTTTTATAGTCCAGCTAATTTTTTAATACTTGTTAAGTCTTCCGATTCTCTTCTTAGAGCTCTTAGTGGTGCATCATCATACGTACTACCTGTATTGCCTTGGCGTCTAGTTTGACGTGGCAAGCTAAATCCTTTCCCGTCATCTTTCTCTGCGCCTGCTTTCTTGCCCTTCATCAACTCGGATGGTGTAGGTGATCCTGCTGCTTTCCATGCATTGATATTTGGTGTACCATCTGGATTAAAAAACTGAGGAGCAAGTTTCATCATTTCTGCTCTATGCTCTTTTTCTGCTCGAGCATTTCTAGCGTCTTGATCTTTCCAACGTTTTTGATTTCTTGTTGCTAAGTCTGCATTAAACTCTTTACGTTTTGCTGCTAAATCTGACGGGCGTCTAATACCATATTTTTTAGCTAACAAATTTCTACGCATCTCTTGTTCACTACTAAACGAAGTCATGCCCATAAGTGCTTCTAATTCGTCAAACTCGTTTTTATAATCATCATTGTATGTACCGTTATTTGAATAACTAGGACGTCTATAACTAGCATCACGCTCCGGGTCACGACCAGGTCGATAATTAACACGCACATCATCGATACCGCCCTCGTCTATTTCCTCGTCTTGTTCAACTGTTGGTTCCATTACGGTTCCTGTCTCTTCAAATCCAAAATCGTCAACTATCGGATTGCTTTGAACATTTAATTCTTCATACTTTGCATTGATTGCTTCGATGAATGCCTTCGCTGGAGTAATATACTGTTCGCCATAGTCTTTTTCTACTGCTGTTAATATTGCTGTTTCACCTTTTGGAAACTGTCCAGTTTCACGATCAAACATACTAAGAACAAATTCAGTAACTGGAGTCTTTTGTTCTTCCACAGCCTTTTCTTCTTCAACTTCGCTATCCTTAGATTCAGCAAACTGACCCATTAGCTCATCAAAACTATCTTCTAGTTGTGATTCATAGCTTTTAAAACCACCTGGAGGTAAGCCACGTGTTCCGCCACTTTGCATATCGCCCATGAAGTAACCAATTTCTAGTTTCTGACCCGGCTTTAATGATCTTGGATCAGTGATGCCGTTTAATTCTAAAATATCTTTTGCACCCGCTTTAGTATCACCGTCATAGTTGCTATCAGCAAATCTATCAGCGATTGACCAAATTGTGTCACCTGGCTTAACTACATATGAATCAGCAGGTTGTGTGTTACCTAAATCTGACGGACGAGCTTTTGGACGAGGACTTGTTGCAGGTGCGCTTGCGCCATCAACATCTTGTGGAATTTCCATACCGTCTTGATAAATGCCGCCGTCTTCTTCACCTAGTAAATCAGCAGCAGTTAGCTCTTTAGCTTTAGTTGCTTCACTTACTAATTTGTAAATGTATGGGAACACATCTGATAATTCTTCATTAAACTGTTTAATAGTTAACTGGTCGATCCAATTTTCTTTTACATCTGCAGGAACATCTTCCATTACTGCTGCTTCAAATGAACCAATTGCTTCTGCATAATAGCTAGGCTTCTGAAGGCTTTCAATTGTCTTTTTAACTGATTTAATACGGTCATTTACAACGTCAGTGTATCCAGCTAAACTTTCTGCCATTACAGCACTGCGGCCCATGTAATTCTTGAACTTGCGGAGTTTGTTCATTTCTTCACTTAGACTAACAATATGTGTACCAAACTCATCAAATGGTTTGCCACCTTCTGCAACGTGACGTGCCATTGCTCTTGCACCACTTAGGTGTTTGAATGGATACATGAATCGTTCGCCGTCTGCGCTCTCAATGTATATCTTTCCAATGCTGCGTGTGCGTCCGCCTGCAATTTCTGTGTTAACGCTTTCAGTGTGCTTAACAACTAGCCTTGCGCCATCTACCTTTTGATAGCTTACACGGTTCGTTCCGTACATCTTTGATTCACTCATTGTTTCTTCTCCGCGATTTTGTGCTAAAAATTTATAATCTCTTTTGTCAAGATTAGACTTGTTGATGTTACGTGTATCAAATGTCATTAATCGTTTCTTGCTAAACTGTCTCATTTCCTTTAAGAAATTGTACCAATTCTCTTTTGTAACGTCATCTTGTTCTGATACAAAACTATCACTGTACATAATTTCGACGCTGTTTTCGCCTAAACTTACACTTACTTTTCCTAAGTTTATATCACCTTCTTTGTAATCAAAATCAAAGAATCGTGCATCTGTAGGAACGTTGGTAACTTTGCCTTCAGCATCACCTAAGGTGACACTTGGAAAACGTCCACGTATCTTATTAAAAAGTTCTTCTGCTATTAGATCTAAATTTTTCATTATAATATATTTATCAATAGTTTGTGCTAATGAAGATCGGCATTGGTGCTTCGTAATCTTCTATATTTTCGGCTTGCGTAAATGTATTGTAGATTCTTGGATCCCAATCTTTTAATACTGCCATCATTCTTAATGCAAGTAATGTAGCACTTATTAAATCATCTGACTGGCCTAGTTTTGCTTGGTAACTAGATCCTGTTGCTACATAGTTTTTAAGCTCTGATATAAATGGCTTACTGTGTATAATCATTTTATCATTTTCAAGCATAGTTTTAAGTCTACTACAGGCAGTAATTTTGCTGCCGTGCGTAGTATTGAAACCTTTACGGAATTTCCTGACGTGTCCTTTTCTAATTGGTTCGCTCACAAATAGACCTGGAATATTCTCTTCACCGAAATCGTTTATAACGAGAAGTGCTGCTTCGCCGATACCGTTGTTTTCAACACTCCAGTAAATTCCGTTCTGGTTTCCTGTTTCCTGCGCAAGATACTTACAGATATCTGCAAGCACTCTTATCTGCCCGGGAATAGCAGTCTGATTATGTTGCCACTCTGCAACTTGTTCGTAACTTGGTAATTCAAATACTTGTATAGCAGCATTATCGCCGCCTGTTCCCATACTAGGATCAAGTGCTACTGCATATGTGTATTCCGAAGTTGGCTTTTTATACCAACGTGTTTGGCCCATATTAACTAATGGTGTGTCACCTGCCATAACAGCAAGTTTAATACTGCTAATTAGCGTTTCGTCAAATACTAGGAATTCACAATCATATTCACGACGGAAACGTTCTTCACCAATGCGGCCAAGTTCTTCTTGTTTCCATTGTTCGTCGCGATCTGGATGTTCTGTCCAGTAACTACGGAAACTATGGAAACCATTAATTCCTACTTCTTGTTCGTTACCGTGTTCATCAAACTTATCTTCTGCTTGTTTCCAAATAGTAGCAAACGTATCTTCGTCACTGTTTGGTGTGCTCGTAAGAATTGCACGACCACCAGTTGCTAGTGTAGGTGATATTGATGTCCAAAAGTCTGTAGCTACGTTAGGCTGTACAAACGCAAACTCGTCACAGTATAGTAGTGATATAGACATACCACGTCCTGTATTACCAGTTGTAGTAGCACTAACAATACGACTTCCATTTTCAA